AGCAACTGCCTTCTAAGCAGTCGGTCGTAGGTTCGAATCCTACTTGAGTCGTTGTCCTTTTTTCTTTTATGGACAATTATTCCTTCGGTGGAAGACCCGTAACGTCAATCAACCTTTTACTTCTTATCGGAGAAATGGAAGGAGTCTATTCTCATCTCAAATATATGGGATTTGAAGAAGACATGAACACTATTGACGAAATGAAGAAAAGATATTATAGTCTTTACTTCAAGACCAAAAAAGAAGAAAAGACAAACAATCCCCAATAGCACAATTGGTAGTTGCGCTTGGCTGTTAACCAGGATGTTCTAGGTTCGAGTCCTAGTTGGGGAGCCTGCCCTATAAGCATTGAGGCGATGCAGCGGTTTTGTAAACCGCAGAGGATGGTTCGATTTCCGTCATAGGGCTTGACAGAATACTCATTCTGTCTTATAATCCCTTCCGTGTGAATGAGGTTGGAGGTTTCGTGCCTGTGAAGAGGAAACTCTGAGGATGTGTAAATCCTCCTCCACTTTGCGGAATTAGTTCAGTGGTAGAACGTCAGCCTTCCAAGCTGAATGTCGTCGGTTCGAATCCGATATTCCGCTTCGGGTATCCGAATGCCCGATTGTTGTAAAACTTTATAAATAACCAAGTGAAGAAGCCTCAACTACTCGCTGAATCACGAAGTTTTTAACAGAGACAAGTCGAGTCTCTTTCCATCCGCAGGTATATTACTCTGCGAGAAAATAACGAGGTATTAACAAATGATCAAATCTGTATTCGCAGCAACTGCTGCTCTCTCCATGTCCGCTGGTGCTGCTTTTGCAGGTCCTTACGTGAATGTAGAGGCAAACTCTGGTTTCGTTGGTAGCGACTATCAAGGAACTGTAACCGATGCTCACGTAGGATATGAAGGTCCTCTGGGTGAAACTGCTGGTTGGTACATTCAAGGCGGTCCTGCTCTTGTCTCTCCCGACGGTGCTGAAACCGAAGTGGAGTTCTCTGGTAAGGGTGGCGCTTCTGTCTCACTGACTGATGCCCTGAGTCTCTATGGTGAAGTTTCGTTCATTACTGGTGATGACGACACTGGTTATGGCACCAAGGCTGGTCTGAAGTACTCCTTCTGATTCAGTAAGTCTGTGTTATAATAATGGGGGTCTTTATGACCCCTTTTTTATGATGTAGATAGATGTGAGAGATTTATTAATATATGACTATACCATTTTTTGTTGAAGAACCTTACACTTGGAAAAAAGTAGAAGTCCCACAAGAGATTATTGTCTATTGTGATGATTTTACTTATGATGTAGATCGTAGTGAACTTCGATATATAGACTGTGTGTGGATGCATATGGGATACTATGATACTCCCAAGCATATTATGAAAGCAGTACGTGATGAATACTTTCTCGGTCCCCCAGTCTATCGGAATATTCCAGTAGAAGTAGACCCTAAAATTTACCCAATATTCGAGTAATGAAAATTAATCTCTGGTATTCAAAGGGAATGGGTCAATGGCGTTGGACTCTCACTGATGAGAAAGATTCTAAATGGATGGAAGCAGGACAACGCCCAGTTCTACGTGATGCAATGGAAGATGTTGCCAAAACCGTAGAGTATATGTTACAATATGGGGAGAAGGGCGATTAAAGTAGAGTAATTTATAAATAATTAAGTGCTCTACTAATTATATGAAACAAACTGCTACTTGCCTTAATTGCTCTACTGTTTTTACATACAATCCATATCATAAAAAAGGAAAGTATTGTAATAACAAATGTCAGCAAGAGCACGCTAGAACTCAATACATAGTTGAGTGGAAGCAAGGTTTAGTTTCTGGGGGGAAAAGTTATAATCTCTCCCAATATATTAGAAATTATCTAATAGAAGAATGTGGAAACAAGTGTTCTAAATGTGGTTGGACTGGAACTAATATTCATACAGGAAGAGTTCCATTAGAAATCGACCATATTGACGACAATCCATTTAATCATTCTCCTGATAATTTACAAGTATTGTGTCCCAACTGCCATTCGTTGAAGACACAACCACCTCAAAAAAGTAAAGGTGGAAGATATAAGAATGGAACTCATCCCAAATACACGGGCGATTAGCTCAGCGGTAGTAGCGTCTCTTTTACACGGAGAATGTCGGGGGTTCGAATCCCTCATCGCCCATATAAATAAGTGTGGAAAGACTTCTGTGAAGTAACACATTATATTAATCAATGGAAAACATAAAGGTAAGGTGTCGCTCTTGTAGTAGAGAGTTGGAAGGACATCCAAGTAAGACTGTCTCTTGTGGTTGTCCTAATATGACAACGATTCGTGGGGAAAAGATTTCGGCAGTTGACTTATCACAAATAGTTATGCTAAACTCTTATGGTGGAAAAAATACCACTAGTGTTCTTACTAATGAAGATATTCGTTGGCAAGAAGAAAGAAGAAAACGCAAAGTTCGTAAATTAGACTTTGAAGTTCGATAAACAAGGAGAGTCAATCCGATAGGTGACGGAACCGCTCTTGAAAAGCGTTGAGGTGTTAAAGCCCTTGAGAGTTCGATTCTCTCACTCTCCGTTTTAGTATTAATAGTGACTGCAAAATGTTAAGCAATAGTGTAATGTCTATATAAGCTAAACGTTTTGGTGCTTTATGATAGTTTTTTATTTACTAGTGCTAACTTTTATTACACTTGTGCTAGTAGGAGGATTTGATGCTACATTGCGTTTAATTGCGTATATTGATCTCCTTTATAGGTATCAAATCGTAAAGGTCAAGATGTGGGTAATGAGAAAAAAACTTGAATCACAACTCGCAATAGACCATAAAAAACTAGTTAAAGAACTGGAGAAAAAAGAATGAGTAAAGAACTCTCTGACCTAAAGATGGAGAGAATTGAATGTCCAAAATGCGGTGCTATTTGGATTAATGGGCAACATCGATGGTCAGGTACAGGAAACAAGGGAAGTGAATTAGATCTTGCAGGTCTAGTTTGTAACAAGTTGGGAGATGAAACTTGTATCAATCCTCTTAAAGGAGAAGACGGAGGAGATACTTGGAAAAAACGTTTTGAGGATCTTAGTAAATTTGAGGAGTTGAAGCGCAAAAGAGAAAATGGAGAATTTTAAAGATTGGGGTAAAGATATTAAAATTCCAGAGCATATAACTAAAGAAGAAGTGCAGGAGATGATTGATGCTGCCATACGAAAGCACAATCGTAATGCTTCGATTATTAGTATGTGTGTTGGTTGGGTTGTTCTTGCACTTTTTGCTGAGGGTCTGCTTCGACTTATTGGAGTAGTTCCTCCTATATTTCCTTGGTTAAACATTACGCTTTAAGGGTAAATGGATTCCGACGAAAAAAGAGAATTTTATAAATCACTCAGGGAAAGAATACTTCAATTAAGAATGGGACATCTCTTCGAAGAACCTTGTCCGTTATATGAACCTGAATGGGATGATGATCTTTGGGATTGTAGATTAAGTTGCGATTACGACGAGGAAGACGATGACTAACACAATTATTCTGATTGGTTGTTTTTTGCCTTTAGCAATTATTTTTGTAGTAATGAAACTTTCTGTATGGATTTCTGCTGTTAATTCTGAAAACGAATATGTCAAACAAGAACCATTCCGAACAAGGGGACCATATCTGGAAAACCCATATGAAGATGTTGATGAGGAGGAAGAGGAATATGGAGATCGCACAGACTATCGATGAAGCTCTTCATCAATATTATGTTGTAGAGAAGGGAGAAGAAGTTCCCAATTGGAGATACATAAAAGATGCTGATTGGTGGATAGATTATTTGAAAAGTTTAGGAATGGACCCTAAAAATCCATGATACATATTCAATTATTTGTTAGGAGTGTAATGAACACTCCTTGGTGCTTGGGTGTTATGGGATTTGCTCTAGTGTTTGTTCCTATCTTAGGGATGTGGGCAGTTCACAAATATGGTTGGAAGCACTGGGAACCATTTGACAAGGGGCACAAGTAGTGCTATATTATAAGGGTGGTTGAGAGACCACTGCGGTAACCTCCTTGGTAGTTCAGGGTTAGCGGCGATAGGAACTACCGCCACGGGGCGTAGTATAGTGGCAGAATGCCGCGTTTGGGACGCGGAGGTGCAAGTTCGATTCTTGCCGCCCCGACTGCATATACATAATGGTAAGATGCAATTTTATTCTGTGGAATACTGGCAAGAGAATTGGGAAACACTTTTTGAAAGAGTGGAGAATGGAGAGACAATAGGTATAGAGAACGAGAACGGAAATAAAGCAGTAATGGTCCCAGCGGATGATGAACTCATACGCTTGTATACAGACCACGAAGAAGGGTCTTAATTTTATAAATAGGTGAATGTATGTATTCATAACTATGATTATCTGCAAATCCTGCGGCAAAGAAGTTTCACAAAGTGCCCGTAAGGGTGGAAGAGCAAAACTTTATTGTAATGAATCCTGTCGCAACAAATGGAGATATAAGAATGATTCTTCTGTTATGAATAGAAACACTTATACCGAACAAAAAACGAGAGCTTATTCTAATAAATGGAAAGCACTTCAATATAAAGGTGGTAAGTGTCAAACTTGTGGTGAAGATAGACCTGCAACTCTATGCTTTCACCATAGAGACCCTTCTCAAAAAGAATTAAAACTTGATGGGAGAAGTTTCGCAAATAGACGATGGGAACTTATTAAAGAAGAGGTTGATAAATGCGACCTTCTTTGCCATAACTGCCATAACGTGCTACACTATGGGGACAGTTGGGAGGAATTCCTAAACGAGCAGGTCTAGCAATTTGGTAAATGCAGCGTTCTCATAAAGCGCCTAAAAAGAGTTCGATTCTCTTGACCTGCATTGGACGGAACCACTTCTGTCCTATTGACAGTTTTCTGTCAAACCCTTATAATACTAAGGTCAACATTCAAAACAATGACGCTTACAACTAAGTTCAAGAAAGACATCCAAACCCTTAAGGGTGCTGCCAATGGTGAGTTTTACCTTGATGTAAAGAATCCGAAACTTTTCAAAAAGGTACGTAAGTTCTATGAAAACAATGGTGTAGTATTCTCTGGTGATCCTCTGGATGACTATGAAATGCTTATGGAATATGTCTACGATGATCTTGAAGTTTCTGTTGAGGTTGCTTGATGAAAGTTACCGTGAAACCAACCGTTCTTCTTGAGCGGTTTCCTTATCGTTATGTTCAAGTCGGCAAACTGGAGATCAATGGTCTTCCAGACTGCCGCATTCAAAAGGTAGATTCATATACGGGTCGTTACAAAGACATTTATCTCTGCGATAATGAAATGCAGTTGATGACTGCTATGGAAGACTTTGAGTATACTAAATGGCTCGATCCTGATGGTGGTCCTTGTTATGTTAAAGACTCGGTAAGTCGTTAAACTAGCCCTGGTCGGTTGAAGTATCCCCTTCATTCCCGAGTCTTGGAATGACTCTAAACTTACCCTGGTGGAGTCATAAGACCCCTTAAAACTAAATACTACAAGAGTTTATTACTAGATAAAATGGCAGCAAAAGGTTCTGCAGCAAGATCTGCAAGTGGTGCAGCAATGTCAAAATATGACGTAGAAGTCGAAAAAAGACTTAAAGCACTAGAAGAAAAAGCACATACTCCTTGTGGAGGTGGTGGAAATGCATCTGGACTAGAAGCAAAACTTGATGCTCTTATTGCAGCATTAAATACTGTTCCTTCTATTGTTGAGCATTTTCCAAAGGATTCTGAAGGAAACAGAAGAATTA